CAGGTGGTTTGGGGAATCCATTTCCAGGATCATCAACAACAACTCTACAAACTCTACCCTTACCATCAACCTCTTTTGGGCAAGGTGGTGGGATTAAGATTGCTGAAATACCAATGGGATTACTGCTCCATGGTTTACTAATTCCTGTAGAAACATCTTCAGGTGTCGTAATTTTTAATTTAAGAACAGTTGGATTTTGCTGAAAAGATGTGTTGGGAATACGAATATTCCTAAGCCTTAACTCAATAGTTCTCTTACCCTTTGTTGCAGTAAAATTAATATAATTTTTCTTATCACCTTTAGCACTAAATCCTGAGAATATTTTTGCTGTTCCTATTTTTTCACCATCAATAAAGATATCAACTTCATCATCAACTTCTGCTTCCAATCTATATCTTCCACTCTTTGGAAAATCTACGTTGTTCCATTTCATCACCCAAGTCTTACCTTGAATTTCTTCAGTGGGTGTGAATATATTCTGAAATACAGGAGACAGAAATCCTTTCCTATAACTTGTGATCGGAGGACCATCATAGGTAACTCCATCCTTAACGGTTCCACTTGATAATCCCTTAGTGGGTTTACCAGCAATGGTAAATTTACATTTAGCAGAATTTTTACCATTTTCAAAATCAAAAAATGTTCCTTTAGATGCACCGCATATTATATCCGTATAATCATTATCACTGGCATCCTCCATCTCTAATATGGAACCTTTTGATCTCAGTCTTACTCCTCTTTTACTTTGCTCACTAAAAAGTTTAACCTCATAAACTTTACCAGGTTGGACACTTCTTGAAAGACTTTTTTTGATTTGGGATCCATCATATTGCTTACCCTCATCAATATCAAGTTCTTTAATTACAATCCTATTAGCATACTTAGCATCAGATGATATTTTAAAATCAACATCCACTGGTTTTGCAGGTTTTCCTGGAGTTACCCAATCTCTAGTATCAAAAATTTTCTTCTTAACTGTCTTAAAAGTATCAGTCTCCTCATTCAATGCCTCTACAGTAATAGTATGTTTACCTTCAGAAAGAGGAAACTTCACTGTCCTTGGATTCTCAGATTTAAATCCTTCTAAAGTTCTACCATTATAACCACGTCCACCCTCTAAAATTACTCTATCATCAACAAGAATTCTTCCACCATTATCTACTGTTCCCTTCATTCCATAGAATCCAGAATATGGTGCTTCAATAACCCAAGAGGTTCTGTAAACTATTCCACCACTATCAGATCCCGGTGTGCCTAGTGGAGGAATAGGAGATAATGCAAATCTATTTGTGAATGGGCTCCAAGCAGGATGAGTGACAGGATACCATCTATCCTTTGATCCAGGGAATCTTGTGGACCATACAGGATTATTAGGGCAGCGACCTTCTTGAACTGGAATTGGTTCTTGTGGGATCGGTGGCATTGGAGCATCAATTACAAGTGCCAATCCCATTGGATTTTGATTCCAAGATTTAGCAGATACAATTTTTTTCTCCTTAAAAGTTGTCGCAATTCTTATGGCAAGAGCCATAGGATTTCCCTTTGCCAAAGGTTTTCCTGATATTTGTTTTAACTCTGCACGGATTCTATACTTACCTGCTTCAAAGTATCGGGTCTCAAAACTTTTTCCGGTGCTTTTTCCGGGAGCACTAAATCCTTTCTTTCGGATGATGACTTCATCCCCACCACCATCAATACTTCTTAAACCATTGCCAATATTCTTTCTTCCTCCACCAGCACGATTTCCAATGTAAATGTCCACATCATCATCAACCATAACTTCAATATTATAGTTACCACTAATAGGAAAATCTACATATTCCCATCTAATGATATGAGTGCCTGCTTCAGAACTCTTTGTAGAACTTTCTGCATCTGGTCTAAATGGGAGAATACCAAATTTATTCAGGAAGTCTCCATCTCTACCTGCCGATGGATTTATTCTCCAAAGTTTTCTATCTGCTTTATTTTGAAAAGATATGGTATCAAATATAACTGAAGTGTCAAAACCTTCAGTTGATTTACTTGAATTTTTTGGTTCTGATTTAACATCTACTCTAAAAGTTAAATCAAAAGTACTTCTAGTTTGCTTACCCTGAGGTCCAGATCCAGATATTTTTCTTCTATTTGTAGGAGTAAAAATTCCTCTGTTTACACGGATTTGCATATCATCATTATCATTCGCAGATCCAATGTAGTCCGCAAAAATAACTTTTCCAGGATTACTACCTCGTTCTAATCCCTTTCCACCCTTTGTAAAAGAACTTGATTTTATAGTGCCTTGTTCAACAATTCCACTGTTTGATTTTTTATTGACTATACTATTAAGTTTTATAGTTCTTGATACATTTCCTCTTTCTCCTCTTTGTATCCATTGAGTGTCACCGATTTTGATAGAGTCAACAGAAATTCCAGCTGTGCGAGGATTATCATCCCATTCAAGTTTTAAAGTAACATCGCCACTAGATCTACCCTTTACAATTAATTTTGTAGCATCATCAGAAAACTTTGCTGTCACTCCAGGTGATGTGGATACAATTTTAAATTCTGCATTTATATCAAATCCATTACCTGCATCATCATCAAATTCTATTTTTTTATTATTACTTACAACTCTTCTACCTGTCGTTGGTGATACACCCGATCCATACTCAATCTTATATTCTCTAGTATCAGAGGTTGTTTCAATGGAAGCGTCATCTGCTATTGCAACGACTTTATAATTCGTATTTCTTAAAACGTTAATGGTCTTTTTATATGAAGATCCAGATCTTTCAGCATTTTTTATAACAAAAGAATCTGATCCATCTTCAGAGGTAAAAGCAAACTTAATTTGTCTATGTATTTGACTACCTTGTCCATAGACTTCAAACTCAGTTTCAATTCTTTTTGCTTCTTTTAACTGTTTAATAACAGTTTTATAGATAGGAAGATTTTCAAGGTCAAATCTAATCCTATGAATACCTTGTTCAACATGTTTTTTAAGTTTGTCTGGATTACCTTTAAATCTTTTTGTACTACCTATGAGTTCATTGTCCAGATATAATGATCCAAAATTATCTGCCAGATATTTAAAAGTATATTCTCCAGAATATGGAAAATTTTCTTCCCACTCCATCGTATATTCTATACCAGCAAAATCACTTCCGGGGACATTGGATGGAGGGACTGGAGAAATCGCATTGCGATTCATAAATTCACTCCACGCGGGATAATCTACGTCATGAACAACTCTAGATTTTTTATTTCCTGATGTAACACTTAGTGGTCTAAATCTTCTACCTGTCCACCAGTTACGAATTGTATTGTCTTGTACATTGACTTTGACTCCACCTTGTAATGATAATAAGAAATCTTGATATCTTTGAATTTCTGCTCTTGCAGGACTCCCATCAAAATTGGCATAGACCGTTGGATCCCATGGTCCAATATCAGTTCCCTCGGCATTATATCTTCTACCAAAACCACCAGAACTTGACGGGGCACAGATGGTCAGATCTGGTTCTTCAAAATCTTCTTCATTTTCATAAGTTATAAAAGTTTTTACAAACTTACACTCTGGATATGATGGATCTCCGATCATAATAGATCGAGTTACTGCACCTGCACCAATTCCATATGGGTCAAAAACTTCGGTGATGGGTGGATATTGATATCCCCATCCACCATCAATTAAATCAACAGCAAGGAGGCTACCATCGTCACCAAATATAGGATTACCCTTTGCACCAATTCCTCCTCCACCAGAGAATCTTACATTAGGTGATTTTTCCTCAAAGACTTCTGGTTTTATATTTCCATCATCATCATAGATATCAAGACCAATTACTCCAGGACAACCATCTTTTCCATCAGCAGATGAGTCTGGAGTAAGATCTTTTGCAGTTAATTTATTAACCTCATTGATGTTCAGGAATTTAATTCTATCCCTGGTTCTAAAGATAAAAGTAGTTCCTGGATTTAACTTAGCATACTTATTAGCTTCATGAAGTGTTAGGTCACCAACAAACCCTTCATTAGGATCAATATAACCGAGCCTAATATCACATCTAGTTGCTGGTCCGAAGAGATTAAACGACATTATCGATTATACTTTGTCTTCATATTGAGTATTTATTATGAAATGTCTAGGGCATCGTCAAGACCGGACCTGTCGCCAGACTGGGATCTTTGAATTTCCGCATCAATATCATCAGAAGAAAGATCAATATCAGGTTGAGATGCAGGTGGTTCTGCAAATGCTGGTTCTTTTGGTTGTTCCCTTGGAGGATCATTCTCCCTATTAGTTGCATTTTCAATAGACTTAGCACTTGGTAGTGAAGAATCTGGTTGAGCAGATCCACCGTGAGATAGACAATAACTGTCAGAAACTGCAACGTTTGGTGATAATTCACAACCAAAAACATTGAGAGAAATATTACTGAATGATAGTGCAGATGTCATACTACCACTTATTCCTCCAAGCAGAGATTGAATGTCTGATAATGCACCACTGACACCGGCAAGTTCATTTTGAATATCTTCTAAGAAAGCATTTACATTATCAAGCAAATTATTATTTGCATTATCAATTTCAGTTTTACTTGCATACAATGCTTGACCAATCATATCCTCTGCAGTACAAGTAGAAACAAAAGGTTGTCTTTTAATATCATCATTCTGAGGATTCATTACATTATCTCTTGCCTTTTTCTCTGCATCATCTAGATTTAAAATATCATCAAGGATGCCTTGAATTAATGCACAAAGATTACCTGTAAGTTTACCATACAAACATAAAATAAGTTCGGTTATTTTTTCTTTCATATCACCCATCATAGATCTCATATGAGTGGGCATCGCAGCAACTGCTTTAGTTAATGCTTTATTTAAAATTTTTAATACATACTCCATAATTTTATCAAAGAGTATCTTCATATATTTTGCAATCTCACAGGCAGCATTTGATATTATATTTTGAATATTACTGATTACGTTTGATGCTGCATCAATATAACTTGAGATTGCACTGAGATATGAATTAACCTTTTCCGTTAATGAATGAAGAACCGTTTGAATTCCTTTTACAGCAGATCCAATCAGATCGTCAGGTTTCATTACAACTATACATTCATCAGTCTTAGTTTGTAATTTTACATCAGCAACAGAAAGTTGATGGGGATCTGGATTTTCTTTTGTTGGATTGCCTTGACTTGGAGTGATTGGAGAGTTAGCAATTCTCCTTCTTGTTTTTAAATCTTCCGCAACTGCCCTCATGGCAGCATCTTCTACATCTTGTCCTGTTAGACCTTGATTTCTTGCTTCTTCTCTTGCATCAGTGGCAATCTGAAGTTGTTTTCTTGATAGAGTTTTTGTTGGATCAAGTCCAAACTTATTAAGTTGAACCCCTGGTGCCGGAGGAGCAAGTTCTTTTGCTTCTGCTGGGCTCTGAGGTTTCTTAGTAACTAATCCTTCATCGGGTGCCTGTGGTTTTGCACTGCCTGGTGGTGGATTTTTTCCTTCTGCATATCCACTGGTTGCAGTAAAATTAGTATCAGATTCCCCGATCTTTGTTGACATTGGGGTCTGGGCATTGTTGCCCATAATACCCATAATGATAGGAACTTGTTGATCTTGTCCGTCTAAGAAAAATCCAAAAACAAAATTACCTTGACGTAATGCAGGAGTTTGAGATGAGTTTGTTTGTCCTCCACCAGAAGTGATGGGGTACATAACACTTGCCCAAGGCAATTGATCTGTAGGGATAGATTCATTCTCTTTATCATGGATACCCATGATACGAACTTTATATCTAAATCCCCAACCAGGAATACTATTAGCATCTTCAAATTTTCCAGGCAGAACATTATCTCTCCACTCAGAATCGTCAGCAATCTGACCAATCCACCAAGAGAAATGATTACCTAAAAAACCAGAATTAAATAGTGATCCGCCTGTTTCCATTAGTCGTCGTACACCAGGCACTCAGGTTCGGATGGGTTTTGATCACAATAAAGTTCTAAGTATGAAGGATCATGATGATCTCCATCCTCAATTTCTTTTTTATGATGCTCTACATACTCCTCCAATTCATGCAGTTCGCCTTCAATATGACGACGCATTTGTGGATTAGTTGTGGGATCCTGAAGAATTTCTTTATCCTTCTGAATATGCTTTTCTATACTTTCCATAAGTTTCTATTAGAATGTTCCTGTGTTACTGAATGTTTTTCTTTGAATAGAAGGTTGTACACCAGGAATAGATGTAGGAGTCGCAGGTTTCCCTGACTGTGGTGTTGACTCCCTGGCCTTTCCGGTTCTTCCAAAAGAGTCTCTTACTAAGTTTAATTTAGTATAAGTCCCAGATGAATTAACAAGATGACATAATGCCGATATAATATATAGACCTCCAATTTGACGATCTATATCATCGTTCTTTGTATCTTTCTGTGCTGATGGTGCATCAAAGTAAACTGCATCACCTGCGTGTAGAGAAAAATCTCCTGGTATTGTTATTTCAATTTCAGATGTATACAATTGATTATAGCGCATAATTGCCTGATTGATAATCAATTCCGGTTTTAGATTTTCCTCCTTTGCCTTACTAATTTGTTCCTTAGAATTTCCCGTGGGTAAAGTTCCAGTATCACGAACCATATATGTAGTTCTGGAAAACTGCTTATCCTTTCCTTCACGATTTAACTCTGGATTTAATGTCGGTAATTCTTTACCTCCAAGTTTTAAAGACTCTTCAGTTCCGTCATCACCTTTTGCCTTAGGTGTTATGATTTCATACTTACACGTATATGGATCAAAGACTACTATTTTTGTAGATTGAAATCCTGCTTCTAGTTTTTCCTGTGCGTTAATTTTATTTTTCTTTGAAAATGTAAGTGCTTTTAAATCATACCCCTCTGGTATATTAGCACCTCTTGTGTCAGGTGTCTCGTTATAGATAATTGATTTCTTCTTTTCCTGACTTAGAAGAGTATCAATTGATTTGAATTTATATCCTTCTGATGTCTCAAAGAAAAAGTATCCTGCTGTTTTCCCGATAGGAGTAACTGATGTTGGTGCTGCACGTTTTGATAACCAGTTCAATGTGTAAAGAGGTTTCCAATTACCTGGTATCTCGTTTAAATTATTTGACTCTTCTATATCGGTTACATCCTTTTCGGTTTCTAAAAATTCGGTTAAAATTTTCTTAACAGTGTCAGATATTTTACCATCAAATCTTTGATTCAATCTTACTTCATCATTTAAAAGATATTCTTTTGATACTAATTTTAAGTTGACGGCACCCTTTGTCGTCTTATCTTCTACAGCATCACACTCCTCAATATAAAACACCAAATCTAATGTGACATCACTGTTGTCTTTTATTTTGAAGAATACCTTTTCAGTGGTAACAATAGGCAGTCCCTCAACAGCAGTTTTATCATCAATAGTATTTCCTGAGTCTGTAAACAAGACCGTTGCCATTATAGAGTCTTGTAGGAGACTCTCATAATACATTACTTGTATTGTTCCATTAACAACAGACACACTCTTACTAGTATCTTTATTAGAGACAATATCAATTCTCTCAATAAAAGCTGGTGTAGATTGTGCGCCTGTTACCTTAGTATCTGCCATTTTTATTACCTCTTACTACTATTTAACGCATATAGAGGATGTCATTGAATGCTTCTTTTGCTTTTACCATAATAATTGTACTTGCTTTTTTCATAGTTTGATATGGATTTTTTTGCGCGGGAGGTTGTGAAGCAGGAACAGGAACAGGAACCACCTCAGGCATATCATATGATGCATAACTCTTCAATGCTTCAATTGCTGCTGTGCCCTTTGCTTTGTTTGCTGCACTTAATAATCCAGGGAACGCACCTTCGATTGCAGCAGTAGAGTCAGCATCAAGAACAAATTCTTTTCCTTCTTCACCCAGAATTGCTCTATGCGCCATTGCCTTGGTAAATCCACCTTTTGCGTATGCAAGATCACCGTGACCTGTCATTGCAACCATCTTCCCCGATGCATCAAAAATTTCAGCACTCTTTCCATATCCACCATAAGCAGAACCAACTTTAATCTCTCCACCCATTTGTGGTAAGAGAATTTCTGCTCCCTCTGTTGACGAGTGATACAAATCTCTGTTGGCAGAAATATCTGGGATGTAATAATCAAATGGTTTAAATCCTTCTGCCCTCATAAATGTGGAATGACTATGTGCTTTAATTGCTTCACTGAGTAAGAATTGTTTTTTATCTTGATCTAAGTCTGATTTGTATGCTTGCAATCTTGCTGGACCTTGACCAGAGAATACAATTTCTTTTCCTCTGGCAGTATATGCATCAGCCATCTTATCCATAGCAGCAATCATCCCATTCATTCCGATACTTTTGTGGAATTTAGTATCAACGTGATATGCAGCACCAGCACCAATTCTATCATATCCAGCAGGTCCAGTTTGCATACCCTTGGAGGTTGTTCCAGCAGCAGTTTGTCCATCACCTTCATCAGGTATGCCAGCACCACCCTCATCGTTTCCTTTCAATTCTTGTTGGTCACCACCACCAAATAGTCCGCCAAAGAGACCTCCTCCTCCTTTTTCTTCCTCTTTTTCAATTTCGTTAGGCGGACTACTACTAGTAGTAGCTCCACCAAATATATCTGGGAAGAATGATGCTGCAGCATGAGG